AGGCATACTGAAAGAAACTGTATCTGCAGCACCAACGGTACTTGCCATACTTACTACAGCAGTGCTTCCGACTCCGTTATATAATCTAACGACAGTGGCATTTGTTATGGTAGATCCATTTGCTGCATCAGTTCCTAATGCAACTTCATCGCCAATTAATCTAGTCCTTGACATTATTCTTCTTCCTCAGATGATTGATTGTCACCAAAAACGGATGCACCTACTGTTGGGCGAATAGCATCAATTCTTTGTGCTGATTTTGCATAAAGAATATCCTTAATTTTGTCGCTAATATCCGAAGCAGAAGCATCAGATCCGATCAAATTTACAAGTTCTTCCATAAAGTTATATAATATCTATATTCTCTATTTATATTTCGCCACCTTTTGGTTCTTTTACCTGTGTGACAGATCCATCAATTTCTGGTTCCATAGGAACATCGCCCATCATTCCCATGTCACCTTCTTGTGGTAATGGTTCTCCGGTGATTGGATCAATGGAATTTGGATCTGGAATAATACCATCTTTAATTTCTTGTTCAATTTGTTCATCCATTTCAATCATTTCAGAATCAGTTTGACGAAGTACCTTTCTACGAACCCATTGTGTAGAATAATACTTACCAATATAAGGTTCAATTGATGCAAGAACACCGAGACGCTCATTGAGCATTTCAGTTTCTTTTAATTCCGCAAACTGGTTATCATATAAGAAATCATATTGGATGTGATCGGAAATTGTTTCCCAATCTTCCAGTGAGACAATATTCTTGAGGACTAATTGTGTTTTTAACATATCATTGAACATTTGAGCAAATCTTTTTCTCAAACGCCCAACAAACTTTGCAAACTTAAGTTCGTCTCTTAAAATTTCAGAAGAACGACCAAGATTAAAACCACCATCAGCAGCAATTCTTGATTCGGGAACTCCAAGTGCTCTGTAGAGTTTCTTTTGGAAATATTCAATATCGGCAAGTTCACCAAGATTTTGACCACCAGGCAATGTAGTGATTTCAGTTCCTCTACCACCTTCACGGCGAGGGAGCCAGAAATCTTCTAACATCGACATATGCTTTTTATCATCACGAACTTCACCTGTGCCAGCATCATAGACTAACTTGTTACGATAACGCATCATAACATCACGAAGATATTGTTCTGCCTTTATCTTAGGAAGATTGCCAACATCAATATAGAAAATACGACGCTCAGGTGCTCTGGATAAACGATAAATGACCAGAGAATCCTCAATCATTCTTAATTGATTGAGTGCTTTGATTGCTTTATGAAGATAAGAAAGAACTGTTCCTTTATTTCTATCAACTAAACCAGAAGTGCAGTATGTAATTGCATCTTTGGCAATCTTGGTTCCTTTTGTTCCGCCAGAATTGCTAAAAGAACTAGTAGGATATTGCACTTTTGGAGTATAAACAAAATATTCTTCAATTTCTGGTGCTATTGCATTGTTTTCATTCTTATTATTTGCAATATTTGGTCCGAGTATATTTTTATCTTGCTTCTTTTCTTGGCGAACGAATCGCATTTTCATCGGATCAATATACCTCAGTTCTTTGATGCCCTCCTGAGGTTTTTTGAGGTCAATTACTTTGTGATAATAAAGTCTTCCGTCAATATACCAATTTCTGAAAATTTCATGTGACTTTTTATCAAAATCTAAAAGTTCTTTTATGTATTTAAATTCTTCTCTGATTATTTTCTTTAATCTGTCACTTGCATTTAAATTTGATAATTCAATCTCTATAGGAGAGTCATAAAGATCGCTGACTATTGCCTCATTTACAACATCTTCAATGGCACCATCACATTCTGGGTGAAGTGCCATTTCTCTATATCTTTTGAGTAAATCAAATTCAGTTCTATAGACGCCTTCAATATCTACATATGAACCATAAAATCCACTGGAAATATAATTGTCAACCCCGTCCTCATTGTTTTGAGGAACGGGGGAAACAATACTCTTAGATTTTTTTTCTTTATCTTCAATAGAAAAACCAAAAAGTTTTGCCATTATAATCTTATCTTAGACTGTTGTTACACTATTTAGGCGATGTCTTCCCCACCAGCATTAGGAGAAGTTCCTCTAGATGCTTCCCACCACTGAACTTGAAGTTCTACAGTGAACTCTTCAATGGTGTCAGTGGTTTCGTAACTGAGATCAATCGTAGAAATGTTGGTTGGGAATACATCATAGAACTTATAAGATCTAAGAATTCCACCATCACGACCGAGTTGATAGACGAAAGCATCAGATTGATACTGTTCTGGATTTGTTAATCCAGTTCCATCATTCATCTTGTTGATTGTATTCATCCACTTCTCAAATGCTGAGCGAATGGAGAAATCAACATCGTTGATGATTGTGATTGTCCAAGTTTCGAACGTTCTGTCACCAGCGATCTTAAGAATACGACCTCTGAATGGAACATCGATTGGAGCAACTGTTGATGCTGGAAGTGCCGCTGCCTTGACAAGAAATCTTGCCTTCTGGAGAGTGTCATTATCGACACCAACTTCAGTGGGGAATGCTAACTCAACTTCAAATAGATTAGGTCTTGCACCACCACCAGTTAACTTACTCTTAAAATCGGTGATTTTTCTGAGTGGAATGTTGTTTACTTGTTGACGAGCCATAGTTGGTTAAACCTCTAATTAAACGTTACCGATTACTTCTTCAAAAGCAACACCAGTTCTGGTGGCAACAAACGTAAGACCAATGAAGTTAATTGATCTTGCGGGTTTGATAAAGATATCAGCGACAAACTCATTGTTGTCGATAACGGCAGCAGTGTTATTTGTTTCATCACAAATAACAACATAATCTTGGATTCCTCTCTTAGCCTGAACATCACGGAGGAATGGTTCAACGATGTTTACGAAGTTAGTTCTTGTAATTTCATCGTTAAACTCAAAGAGTTGATCCTTGGCAGCAGCAGAGATTGCATCTTCAAGGTATACAAACAGACGACGAACGTTAATTCTATCAAATGCCGATGCCTTGGCAAGTCCAGTCTTATCTCCAAAGAGAACAATGCCAGAACCAGGTGAGAAGATAACTGGGTTTACTCTTGCAGAGTAAAGTCTATCTCTCTGAACCTTGGAAGGATTGTAAGCAAGTTTAACTGCATTGAGGATTGTGCCTCTTGACGTTCCTGCTGGTGAGAACCATGGGAAGTTATTGATATCATTGCGAGCACAAGTTCCAGCAATATCTCCATTCAGAGGAACATAACGGAAGGTGTTTGCAAATCTATCATACATGTACTTATAACCACTATCAAATACTGCATAAGATGAAGAAGTGACAGGAGCAAAGAAACTCAAAACATTATCGGTAATATCCGAATCCGAATTGATTTGAGCAGCTCTATCATCAGAACTGTCAGTGATTGAAGCACCTCTATATGGTGAGATGAATGCAAGTGCATCCTTTCTTGCCTCAGCAACTGCAATTACTTTATTTGCAAGTGCTTGAGCATCAGTTTTAGAATATGCTGCAGATCCCATCAGAAGGAAATCTACTTCATAATTTTCTGTGTTTTCGAGAAGACCATAACCAGTAACCAAACTGCTAAGACCAGCGGTTAAAGCGCCAGATGAATCGATGTCCGTTCCACCATCATAATTATTACCAGAACCTAAAGTGTTATTGGAATTTCCAGTTGCAGCAAAAGTGATTCCTTCTGCATCTTGATCCCAACCAACATCTGATTCGAGAGTAAAGTTTGCACTAAATCCGGTGGTTACAATTCCCGTAGGAGCACTTCCACCAAAGATATATGCTGAACTATTTAAAAGATACTTTCTCCAATAAGAAGGTGATCCCACAGAGAATTCTGCATCTTTTGCTTTAGAAAGACTCAAATGCTTCTCAAGGATTGTTCCTGCATTACCAGTTACTTTTCCTTGTGCATCAATAACAACAACATGAACCTCATCAAATCTCGATCCTCTAGCAGCAGCATACTCGGAAGTTCCTGGACGATCTGCTAAAGTATTCCACTTAACACTAGAAGAAGATGTCAGGGTAAGATTCTGTTGATCAAACCAGTCTGCCTGAGCAGTTACTGAAGTGGTTGCATATGATACTGCTTGCCCGTTGGTGTGAATTGCAACACTACCAGAACCAGAGAACGCATAAACTCCAGATGGTTGATAATCAACTTCTGTTTCTGTTCCACTAGCAGATACGTGTGAAAGAACCTTTACATAAGCATTGGTTCCATCAACTTGAGTAACAACTCCTTTCAGGTGACCATCAAGAACTGTTGTTGTTCCTGCGCCAGGGAGAACTGCAGAAATTGCCTGAGTTACACCATAACCTACTGCAATGCTGTTGGCGGCAGAAAGAGTGAGGATCTGGTCCGCTTTAGCATCAATAATACCAATTCTCAGACCATTTGCCCAAGAACCAGGATTTCTAGCAACAACCGTTACATCTGTAATAGTGTTCTGGTCATATCCAAGTTGTTCGTAGTGCTCAACACTCTTAATTTTTACACTAGAGGCAGTACCAACAAAAGCATTGGTTAAGTCTGTGTCGTCGGACCTTACAACTCTCAAAGATCCGCCGTATGCAAGGAATGACGATGCTGTCAACCAGTGCTCGTAGTGCTTATCTTGAGAATATGGTTTACCGAAAACGCTAAGTAAGTCCTGTTCGTTTTCAACTAATGTAGGAAGTTCTACTGGACCTTGAGCAAAGGGTGCCACAATAGCTCCAATACTCGCAGAAGTTGGATCAACTCTTCCTACCGTAAGGTCTACTTCCCTTACTACAATACCAGGAGATGCTAAATTTAATGGCATCTTGTTTGTCCTCGCAATCCAAATTTATCTAAAAATATTTATGGAAAAGGGTATTTTCAGTGGGGAAACCGTGCGTGAATGTTTACCAATCAGGATATTCCCAATCTAATTTACCTTTCTTTTTCTTTTTAGACTTAACTCTGTCTATAGTGCATTCTTTACATTCATATGAGTATGCCGATGGTAAAGTTCCTCTATCTCTTCTGGTCAAGTAAAAGTCATCCATTAGACTTTTGACTTTGCCGCACACTCTACATTTACGATCAAAGAACAATAAATGTTCCAGTTCCATTTGATCGTCAAATTCCATCATTTATAGTCCCACATATAAGACATATCACCATATTCATCAGCATACCATCTGTCACCATCTTTATCTACAAATTGATTCTCATCATCAATTCCATTTAAAATAAATCCAAATGGTGCCATATCTTGTTCTATCTGATTCTTTTGCTCCTCATAAATTCTCTTGCGAACATCATTGTCCGTCATCTCTTTAAAGTAATCCTGTGCTACTAGCCAAGAGAAAATAACGAGACACATTGCAAGGTCATCATTACACCCTTCTTCTGCCTCAAAAGAATTGTGCCTTTGGGCAAATGTTGTAAGTTCTGATATGATATCATAATCAACTGTCAGCAACTTATCATCTTCTAATAAAGTTTTTAAATTGGAACATCCCAACTTTTTAACTGCGGCGGTCATTCTGACCCCAAGTTGAGATTTTTTCCCACTAAAACCAGATCCTACAATTTGACCAGCACGTCCTCTCATCGCACACATAAGGACATTTTCATATTCCAAGTCAAAGTGGAGAATATTCGATACCTGGTCTCCAATATCATTAACTTCAATTAATAACCATGACTCATTATATGCCTTAGCAACATCAAGAATAACACTTGGAAACAACATTGGTTTGATTTCGTTGTTCCTATATTTTGCAACTACTTTATAAGGAAATTCTGTAATGTCGAAAACAATGAATGCGGAATAGTCGTTACCTAACCCACGAGCAACGTCAACAGTAATTAGATAATTATGCTCCTCTTTTGGTCTTTCATAAATATCCAATCCAGCATTTCTTTGTATTGGACTCTCGTATACAAGATTTCTAAGTTTTGATGGATTGATGAGAGTATTAACCGATCCTAAAAATTCACACTCAAACTCAACTTTAAACTGTTGTTCTGAAGTGTTGGCAATGGTCTGCTCTTTCCATGCTTCATCACGACCAGGAACTTCTGACCAATGAACATCCGTTGGAGTATATTCATTTTTTCCTTTTTCCGCATCATGCCACATGCGGTAGAAGTGGTTCATACCCCTAGGGGTAGAAACGATAATTACTTTTGTGCTCTGTCCAGAAGAAATAGTAGGATAAACAGAGGCAAAGAAGTCATCAGCAATGTGATTCGGGATGAACGCGAACTCGTCAAGAAAGATGACATTATAGGATCCGCCTCGGACAGCA